ATTGGATTGAGTTTGACATTAAGAAAACAGATGGTTTTCATCAAGTCGTGGAAGGGTCACTATGATGACCCTTGAAGCGCGGTTAATTAAGCTTAAACTAAAGTACGATAAACTAGCCCGGCGCGAACCAAGTTCCGGGCAACAAGTTCTAGACCGCATGATTTGGGAACGGTTAAGAAATATACTTATACGAAGGTATGGTCGATATGAATAATATACTTTGTGAAGACCCACATCAAGTGGTCGAATGTCTACGGTGTGACGGTCGTTTTTTACGGTCAGATCACGAAGACAAAGTTTGTATTTTTTGTGATAATGATGATTTACAAGATACTATATTTCTCATGCCAGAAGAGTTTGATCAGTGTACCTGTGACCAATGCACGGGAATAAGGGAGAACTTCAAGTGAGACATTTTGTCCATTGTCCGAGGTCCAAAAACATGATATCAAAGGACTATGAATCGAGCAGACATAACCGATCTCTATGGCGACGACGAGCCGAACATCTTATTTGCAGAGGGTTTCGACGAAGCAATAGCGGGAGTGGTGTGGGACGGAGAAAGAACACGCGTCGTTTACGACACGGAACTAATTTTAGAGTTACTTATGGGACGTAGTGAGATGTCTTATGAGGAAGCAGTCGAATATTTCGACTTTAACATTGCGGGATCTTATATGGGAGTGTATACACCTCTGTATTTAGAAACTTAGAAAGGACTAACATGGAAGATAACTTACCAGATAATAGAGTAGATATATTCTACGTAGCGAACAGACTAGTAGGAATACTAGAGACGGACAACAAACACTTACGAGCAGAACTAGAAGAGTTCAAGCAAGAAATATTTCACAACATCGGCGCTAACGCTGTGTTTGAACAGAACAACTAGGAGAAAGTATGAGTGCATTTAAAGATTGGGTCATGGACGAACAAGAAAATAGACAAAATAGTTTTTTAGATAACTGCTACGAGAGGGCATTTGTTATCTATAGCTACGATAAAAACTTACATCTAGCACATCTAGAGAACTCTGATATGCCGTTAAAAGATTTTTTAAGAGCATACAAAGTGAAGATGAGAGAGCTAGGTGATGATGAGGTTGTGTATCAGATATGAGCAAAGATAAACTGTGTGACACCTGTAAAAAGGAGAAAGCCGTGATCATTGAGCATGATATGTTTTACTCTTGCGCTAAATGTATGTGGAATGAGTACTACAAACAACAAAAGAAATTAGCAAAGCCATTTGAACAAGCACGAAAGTGGATTGAAGCACAATGAACAAACCCTTGGTCCTTGTTACGTGGCTCGATGCCAAAGACGGGCAAACCGGGTGGCATTCTATTGAAGACATACAAAAAGAACGACTAGCTATGTGTCACTCTACGGGGTGGCTAATGTATAAAGACGAAACAAAAATAATTATCATGGCAGACTATTCAGAATTTGACGGCGACAAAGAAGGCGGACGTCACATCACCATACCTTCCGGGTGGGTGCAAACAATAACATATCTCAAAGGAGATTACCAAGAAAGGGAAAATGCATGAGACAAGATCCAACAAAAGAAGACTTAAAATTCGTTGAACAAATGGATAACGGAGAAACTTCTATTAAATATAATAAAGAGTTAACACAGGCAGATTTAGTTTATAAAAATGACAAAGGAGAGCCTATGGGAATTCCATTTGAGTGGAATGACAGAGATTGTTTAAAACAAGTATCGGAAGGTATTGAAAATTCAATACAATCAATGAAAGATAATATTGATGACGCGAAAGTGTTTTCAAGAAGTATGAGTACGATAGAGAGTTTAGTAGATGTTATTAAACTACACCTGTCTAAAGATGACTTGTTTATTATAAGAGAACCTTCAATATCAAAACATAAAAAATATTTAAAAAACATAGGAGCAGAATAATATGAATATGGATAGATTACTAGCGTCCGTCAGAAAACACGAAGGCTACAGAAACAAAGTATATCTCGATACCCTAGGTAAGAGAACCGTGGGCGTAGGACATCTGTGTGTTGAAGAGTTTTGGGAGGATGATAAGGAGTATGAAGAGAAATTCCTTATGGATATCCTTGAAGCTGATCTAAAGAACGCCATAAACGGCGCTGAGAGGCTTTGTAGCAACTGTCCCGATATAGATGACCTAGCAAAAGAAATCATCGTAGAGATGGTATTTCAACTAGGAGAAACAGGTGTATCGAAATTTAAGAACATGTGGAAAGCATTGGAACAAGATCCCCCGGAATATGCTACCGCGGCGATAGAAATGCTTGACTCACGTTGGGCAAAACAAACAAAAAACAGAGCAGAAGCAATGAGTGCGGAGATGGCAGGCATTGGCTAAATACGTCTGGCAGTGGTATTGGGGGTACGACTACCTTGGTAACAAAGTAAAAAATATATACTTTGGCCCGAGACTCGATTGGATGAAACTATTTAAGAAGAAGAAAAAGAAATGAAAATTCTCATACTTACAGGACTAGTTGCAATAATTATTATATTATTGTTTATCGCGGTGATGATTTATGCAATTGGTGAAAAAATATCTGAAAAATAACTTGATCCCATATAAGCTTTCGGTGTATAGCTAGAAGCTTACCCCCAAAAAAAGGAGATTATATGACGGTAGAAGAATTAAAGGATGTTATTGTGTATTTACAAGGCAGAGTAGAAGAATTAGAATCAAAAAAATTATGTGAATGCGCGGAAGAACCTGTAAAACCTACCGTGAAATATGTAACTAACTACGATGAGGACGAGGACTGTATTGCATGTTCGGCGTAACTCTATCTTGGTTCCACTGCTGTACTCGACCGCGCCAATAATCTTTTTCTTTACGGTCTAGCTGTTCCCAACGGTTTTTTTTAAAACCTTCTTTATCAAATCGGTAACGTAAGTTCTTTGCTTGCTTATCGTATTTTGTTTCCTCAGACATTAACACCTTTCGTTGGTTGATCCATGGTAAAGTGTACATTAAACGCCATAGAGCGTCTCTCTCCATCGCTTCTAAACGGATACACTTGATGTACTAGCCAACTAGGAAACAGGTAAAAATCACCCACTTCTGGCTTCACTAAGAAGCTATGTCTAGCAAAATGATTGGGGATTGACCCAATAAACTCAAGACAGCCGGCAGTAGGATGATGATCTTCTTTGTCGTATTCTTTATCAAACTCAGGAGGAATTTTTAGAAAACAAACACCCGATAAATTGGAATCGTGAATGTGCATCGGGTTGAAGTCACCGGCCCACTGACTAACTGTCCAAACACGAAAAGCTATTTTTGTACCCGCGGGAAGATATTCGGGTAGAACTCGCTTCGTGTACTCCTCAGACAATGTCGCAAGGAATTCTGGTAAACCTTTGATAGCCATATGGTCTATACTAATCTCTTTTTTAACGTTCCCGGCAAGATTGTGGCTCCAATCTCTCTCTTTACTCTTCTCTTCATCGTTCAATACATCATCAGATTGCTTGTTTAACGCGTCTACATACACTTTAGGTAGCTTTGTTTTGAGGATACTTGCTCCAAAAGGTTGGTATATATCAAATGATACTTGTTCTTCAGCCATCAAAATTCTCCGGGTTTTTAAATTCTCTTTCGTGTTGCTCCCACAGACGACGACCTTCGCCGTAAGAATATAACCATTCGTTCACAGTAAATTCTTTCGTTGTCCCGTCTGTATAGGACACAATCACTTTATCTTGTACTCGTCTTACTGCACTAACTATTCGTTGTTTTTTCATTAGCTTTCGCGATCTGTTCTGCAAAGTAAACTGCTTTTATATCTTTGATAGCGTCTCTAAGATGAACTTTATCTAATATAATATGTTTTAACTCTTCAATATGATCTGCATGATCATGATCTTTACTCGTAATGTATGCCGGTGCATTTGTCAAAAGCACTTCTTTAGCTTCAAGTTCGGATAACTCTCCACTTAATTTATTTAAAACTGCTGTGTATAGTGCTGCTTTAATTCTTCTATCATTAGTGTCTGACATTTTTATCATCTCCGTTTTTTAGTGTTGGTCTATCTTGTTCTTTATCAACTAAGTAACGTATAAAAGAGGCCATGGACATATAGTTTTGTTCCGCTATAGGCTTGGCTC